ACGCAATTGTGCATGGAGTTTCGGCGAGTTGAGCAGACTATCTTTTAGTCAAGCGACAGCTTGTTAAAAGTAGTTTTGTTTACAGTTATACATACCCGGAGACTGGGAAAGTGTTCAAACCCCCCCCAACAGTTGGAACTGGTGGTGGACCAGGTTAGAAAATCAGAAGGACGGTAGACGGTATTTTGTTATCGTTAATCCGTGTCCGCAGTGGTTATACTTTGGTGCTGCTCTTGCACCTTTGTACAGTTAAACCCACTGAGCGGGAACATTATGCGCGTCTGGCGGACGCTTTTACATAATTATTCTGTATATTACATATTATTCATAACCAAACATTCATAAAAATTTATCATAATTTCATATATTATTTTGCATTGAAACTTTATATATTGCATTATTACATATTACGTTTCTTGATCTTGCGATCTTACGTATTCTTTACATTGCTTAAGTTATCTTTAGTTTGCTTGCACATTATCTAGTGTGCTCTAGTTAGCTTTAGTTTGCTTGTACAATTTTAGTGTACTCTACTTGTATAGTATTAAGAACTAAGTGTGTTGTAGGCTTTTAGGGAACCTTCAGGGTACATATTTTTGAAAACAGATACCTATAAGAAAAGTGTAACTATACCATTTTCGTGAGAAATTGGGCTTGTAGGCAACCCTCTCTTCGGAGAGGATAGTGCGGTCTAGGTGTAACTAGACTTTTAGGTATAGGAATTAGTGAAGGTTTTGGCTATCAACGGTGCATAAAAGCCCCTTCCCTGCAGTGGATTCGTTCTTTGTGAAGAACACTGCATAATGGGTAATACTGGCCGAGATACGTCCCTTTCGAGGGATGTTGACTCCTGTGGATTAGTAAGTTTTACTGAAAATCCTGAGCGAGAATCGCCATGGAGAATGTGATATGTCAACTTGGGAAACCATAAAAACACCAGCGTCGGGGTGCCTTCGGCCTGGGGCCTTACCGCCCGGTAAGGAAGAGTAGGTAAACGGTCAGTCGACAGGAGCGCTACTTAGGCTGCAGAGTCCCCACTGTTTCCACGTTTTACCACGTGGTGTCAAATTAGTTATTTTCAGGAAGCCTTTATCTCATTTTGTTATTGCATTTACTTATAAACTACTCAATCATTTCATTCAGTATTAATATCCAGTAAATCGCATCTCCTCATCATGAAATCAGCTAACGAATCTACGATACATCAGACTCAGTCTGATGTAAACTCTGCATCAAGCAAGCTATTCTTTATTGATATGTTATCTAACACTAACTATACGGAAGACGAGTACATTGTACATTATCCGTATACTATCCCCACAAAAAGGGGATTGACACGACTAGGTCGACAGCGATCTAAGTCATCTTTTAACAGTAGACAGTACGTCGCGAAGTGTGATTTTGAAGATTGTCGTGAGTATTACACTCAGCATGATTTATTATCTGTGATCGCTTTTAGACGAACTTATAATACTGTTCCGTGGCCAGTTCTAAAACTGGACCACGGATTCGAGTTGCAATTGACAACTCTCTACTCTGTCGAGTATCCTTTGGACCGGTGGTTCAATGATTCTATGGCGACAGAGCGTGAGCGACGTGTGTTATACAACACCGTCCAGGAAATGGAGAAGGATTGGAATGCCACTCGAACCAGTCGAAATTCTAGACTTAAAACAGTCGATAATAGCGTTGTGCGCGAGGTGGAGTTTCCCCCAGTAGGTTTTATACCTGTGGGTGATTCGTCCATCGACTTAACCTCTGAAGAATTAGACTCGTTCAACATTTTTGAAGGAATTATACCTGAATCAATAGGCGATGGTGTCAAGAAGACAACACGCGCCATGGAGATATTGGGAGAATTGTCGGGGATCTTGGATGAGGTCGAAGCCACCACTGGACTAAAAAGGGATAGTGGTGCGTTATTCGAAGTGGAGAGATGCGTTTTTAATGTAATTTTGCTGTCACAGTGTTCTACAACTGAACAGCTTATACTACAAATGGCATCTGGTGCACACGAGTATTCAGGCATTAGTGTCCTAGGCTCTATCAAGAAAGCTTTCGATGCTACATTCTGTGGTATTCAACCTGAGAGTGTTGGAGGTGGCTTTGTGGAAACTTTACGTTCCGCAGTTGCCAATTGGAAAACCGTCAAGAGGAATCAAGTCTTCGAGCATATTAATTTCATCATTAGTTGCGCCATATCATTACAAATGTGTTCGGCAGCAAAATTATCGTGGGATTTCAATGGCTTCGAATTATATCGAGCGAAAGCTCTACCGCGCACTATGAATGCGCCGAACTTGATTACATCCATCCTTGATTCTATTCTGTTCTTTGTCGAAGTCGGACATAAATGTTTTACAACAGGGAGTATCACTCCTCTGTTTTATTCAGAAGACGAGATCACCTCTTTTGAGACTGATTATTTCTTCTTACTACAACACATTGAAGATATTCAAACAGGGAATTATACGAATAGGACTGGTCAACCCGAGAACCATTACGCTCGTATTCTTCAAAAATGCGAAGAGAGAATAGATATGTTGCATGGAAATGCCACAGATCCAATGATCAAAACGCAACTTGGAGTTTACAGGAGGACAATTAAGGGTCTCTCCACCACCTACAACACCTTCAGAAATGGAGCTGGTTTGCGGGTGGTCCCAGAGACTGCATTGTTTTTCGGAGACACAGGTGTCGGAAAATCCACACTATATCGTGCGTTTATTGAGATATTTTGTGGTGCTAACAACATCGAATTTTCCGATGAGTTAATTGGTTACTTACAAGAAGGTGCCAATTTTATGGACGGTTGGAAAACATGTTTTATTGCCGCTGTAGGAGACGACTACTGCAACACCAAAGCTGAGTGGCTAGATGAAAGTCCATTACGGTCTATCATAGATATAGCGAATCCAGTCCCAATGGCAGCTCCTCAAGCCGAAGCCCATTTGAAAGGCAAGGTTAGAGTTGAACCTAAGGTGTTTGTGTTAACCTCTAACAAAGAGGATCTCGATGCCGGAAAATATTCGAACAAGAAGAATTCTGTTCTTCGACGAATTAGATGGCATATTACAGTGACGGTCAAACCAGAATTCCGGATAAACGGAGGTCATATGCTTGATCAGGAGAAAGCTAACGCTTGGAACGTTAAGCGCACACCTGAACAGCGGAAGATCCCCGATTTTTGGGTTCTACATGTCCATGTTGGAAAATTCTCCACTGCACCCGATGGATCAGACATCTTCGAGAAGGAGTATGCTGAACCCTGGATGAAACGTGGTATCACTTTTCCGGAGTTTGTAAAATGGTACGTTCCAAAAGCTCGTGAGTATTACCAAGGCCAGCTCAAACTGGTCGAATTCGCCACAGCAAAGATCGGACCTATGCAATGGTGTCAGAAGTGTGATGTGCCAGGTGCTATATGCTCCTGTGCAAAAACTACTGCACCTACCACTCCGGGTGAAAATACAGGTTGGTTTGGTGGATGGTTTAGTAAACCACAAGATGGGATTGTTCCTGAGAGTATCGGTGATACTGTAAGACGAGTCGACAACGTGTTGGCTAACCCGACAGATACCGCTATCAACTTTGTGATGGATTCGTGCAAAAGTTATGCAGCACAGGCATTCTTACCTCTCCAGAAGAGAGGTGCCCCTGTGACACTATGCACTTACTACACATTATTGTGGTGGTTTTGGCATTCACCGTTTGTAAAATTTACAACATACATGCCCAATGATTGGTTGCATGACTCGGAAGGAAACCCTCGATGGTGGGTTTGGAATTGGATCTTTGATATCATCAACCCAAAACTCTACACAAGTCGCTGGTCGAATGTGTTGGTGACTCTTATTACCTGTTTAGCAGTCCTCATGTTTTTCATGGGATTGGTTTCGGGTTTTGAGATGAACTACACTTTTTCTACTCAGTGTTATAGTGTTGGCTTTTTGTTGTGGGTATTCAATATTTACCTCATTGGTCGTTGTCGTAAAGTGTTAATGATACGCATAGCACATGAACGAAATGCATTGCCTGAGACAGTGAAGCATCTGCGTGATAATCACTTGAGTTTTGCTCTTAAGATCTTAGGCTGGTCTCTACTAGCATATGGCGCTCTGCGCATCGCTCGTAGGATTAGTAAATGTGTCGACTTTGCCAATCTGGGTAAAGAACCAGAAGAAATCACTCCGAAGAAGGAAGTGGATCCAAATGGACCCGTGCCCGAATCAGCTCTTGCACCCGAGTGTGAAGAAGAGGTGAAGGTTCGAGAATCTAAACCGAATCTGTGGGCTAAAGAGTGGGTGAAGAAGTCTCCAGGAGGGGACATTAACACATCAACCCCGGAGCAGTTGGTGGGCGTTGTTGCGAAAAGCATTGTTCGCATCAAAGCTGAAGCTCCATCTAAAATTGAGGAGAATGATATCTGTGACACTCACGGATTATTCCTCAAATCTAATTACCTATTGACAGTCGACCATCACTGGAAAGACTCAAATGGTGATTATCGTGACAACATGTATTACGAAACCATCAGTGGTCCTATCGAGGATAAGGCTAGAGCCCGCAAGCATCTAGTATCCCTAGTGTATTCACACAAAGTCGAAGGACATGACTTACGTATATCGTATGTTCCTGATAGTGGAAGTAAACGAGACCTAACCAAATGGTTTCCCATTACTGAAGTGCTAAGTAGCCTTGTTACAATGGTTTCTCGCACAAAGGAAGGCGAACTGTTAGAGTTAGCTGGTACAGTGGAAGGCAAACCGCAATCTTACGATTATGCTACACCACAGTATGGCTCGTTTTTCGGACAAATTGTTCACGGTAGTGATAGAACCAACTTACTCACTGAAGATGGCATGTGTGGTGCTCCTTGGATCAGCCACACCACCTGTCCGTGCATACTTGGTATTCACACTGCTGGACAAAACCATTCTGAAGGTAGGCGTGCGTACTACAGTTTTGTTACACGAAAAGAAATTGATGATACACTTAAAAAGTTCGAGAAGAATCTTGGTGTGTTGAAACAATTTAATCCTTCACCGGAGCGTGCGAAGATGTACAATCGGGATCTTATGATTTCCGAAGATGTGCATCCAAAATCGTTTGTTAACTACATCGATACGCCAGCTTACGAAGTGTTAGGTACATGCAATGGAGGCATTACTCCCACTAGTAGCATTAAGGAACATTCGTGGGCCAATGATGTTACTGATTTATTTGGAGTTGCAAACCATTGGGGTCCACCGAGGCTTTTTCCGAAGTGGAAACCTTGGTATGACACTATGGTAAAGATTGCAGAACCATCACTAGGATTTCCCGGCGAAGTATTAATGGAGGCCATACAGGACTATACGGATCAGCTTGGTCCTTTGTACGACACAGAGATAGCTCACAACCGCTGTAAACCACTAACTAAGAATCAGTGTGTTAACGGTGTAGCAGGCTGGAAAGGTGTTGAAGCTCTGAATTTCAAGAGTTCCCCAGGTTACCCTTTATCAGGTGCCAAGATGAACTATGTTGAGATTTCGGAGGAACCTATCGAAGGCATGAAGGAACCGAAGATACTAGATCAGTGTTTCTGGGATGAGGTGGAAAATTTGCGTGCCCACTACAGAAGAGGTGAGCAATACCATCCCATTTTTAAGGCATGTTTGAAAGATGAACCTAAGGATGTTGATTCCGAGAAAGTTCGTGTGTTCTATGCCGCCCAGTTAGCATTCGTCCTAGAAATTCGACGACTTTTTCTTCCTGTTTGGCACATTATGATGTTATTCCCACTAGTCTCAGAACAAGCGGTTGGCATAAACTGTTCGAGTGATGAATGGGAAGAGCTGATGCAGTATATCGAAAAATTCGGAAAGGATCGAATATTGGCAGGTGACTATAAAGGATTTGACACACGCATGGCAGCTATCTTAGTGAAAGCATCGCTGTGGTGTTATATCCAGTTTGCAGAGAGAACAGGAAATTATAGCGAAGATGATATCCTTATCATGCATGGTTTAGCCACTGATATGGCCAATCCTAAGATTGCAGTCAATGGTACAATGCTGGAAACTAACGCTAGTGGTCCATCAGGAGTATCAGGGACAGTGCAAATCAACGGGACGACGAATAGCTTATATCTGCGTCTATCGTATTTTGCTGCCTCCAACCCTAAACCTTTCAAAGCTCACGTTGCTCCATCTATTTATGGAGACGATGATCTTGCAGGTGTCAAGGATGATGTTAACTGGAATTTTGAAGTTCACAAGACGTACATGAAAATGCACGGTGTGGATTTCACTACTCCTGATAAAGATGCCGAGGCAATAGTGGACTTTTTCCATGTTGATGATGTGGATTTTCTCAAACGTAAGAGTGTGTTTATACCGGAATTAAACTGCCGTGTCGGAGCCCTAGATGAGGACTCGATAATGAAGCCGTTGTTGTGTGGTACAGCACCTAAAGTCGGAGATGAGAAGAAAACACTGTCAGCAATAGTGAATACCACTTTGTTTGAAGCATTTCTCCATGGCAGAGAAAAGTACGATTGGTACAGGGAACGATGTAGTAAACTGGTTGATCGGCAGGGAGCAGCCGCAGAAGGGCTGCTCCAATCTTTTGATGATCGAGTGGAATCTTGGAAAGAAACCTACTCAGATGTCACGCCCGTCGGGGCGTAAAACACGTAATCTACATTCCTGCTGGTATTGGATACCGATGACTGTCATCAGGCTTACCAGTGGAAGAAACTTACATACATACTACATATTATTACATATTGACAGGGGGTGTGGTGTTGCATGGTGGGTGGCCAGGGGTCGGCTCCACCATTAAGAATGACCTGAGACTAACAATAATTCATATATTCATAAAAACTATTGTGGTGTAGCTCATATCCTTAATGAGTTAGAGGCGGATACCTCGACAGTTACAACAGTAGCAACGACTATTGTACCTGAATCTTCCGGAATTGAGAACATGACTTTACCAGTTGCATCAACACAGCAAGTTGTGCAATTTGAGGATGACGTTCCCCATCAAGGCGAACAAGTTGCGTCAACACCAGACTCGACCTATTCAGCCGGGACCACACCAGCGGTTTCGCTGGCTCAATTCTTCGAAAGACCTATAGTTGCTTATAGGCAAACCTGGGAAATTGGAGGTAACATCTTCACGAATTTTAATCCGTGGAGTCTGTACTTCAATAACCCACGTGTCGTTAATCGCATAGCCAATTACAAGTTGTTGCGTTGCAATTTACATGTTAAAGCTGTGATTAATGGCACACCATTCCATTATGGACGTCTTCTAGTGTCCTACACTCCGCTTTCTGGAACTAACACGTTGGGTCCGGAGAATAGAGCATTGGTAGCACAAGACGCCATAGCAGAATCTCAAAGACCTCATTTCTTTATTAACCCCACCACGAGCGAGGGGGGGCAATTGGATTTACCGTTTTTCTTCCCATATAATGCAGTTGACATAGTCACCGCAGAGTGGGATAAGATGGGTTCCATATTTATTCGAGGTTTCAACCAGTTAGAACATGCAAATGGTGGTCTGGATCCAGTGTCCGTGACTTTCTTTGTTTGGGCTAGTGATGTGCATCTTAGTGTGCCCACCACTTTCGAACCATCTTCTATCGTTCCTCAGAGCGACGAATATGGTAAGCAACCAATTTCTAAACCAGCAACAGCCATTGCTAGCGCAGCCAGTCTTTTTAAGAAGGTACCAATAATTGGTCCCTATGCTCGCGCCACATGTATGGCAGCCGGTGGAGTCGCAGAGATAGCGAGGATCTTTGGTATGTCCAAACCAACACATTGTGATGGTGGAAATGCAGCAAACCTTAGATCAGGTACTCTAGCGAATACTATCGGAGTTGATATGAGTCAGAAACTGAGTTTAGACCCAAAGCAAGAAGTTACTATCGATCCACGAACAGCGGGATTGAGTAGTGTTGATGAGATGGCCTTCAAGAATTTATCTTCAAGAGAGAGCTACCTCACTACTTTTAAATGGTTCGCAGACACAGCTCCAGAAGTACAACTATGGAACAGTCTAGTGACACCAACACTATTCGACTTTAACGTTGATGAGATTCACATGACACCCATGTGTTGGATAGCGCAAGCATTTCAATATTGGCGCGGTACTATCAAGTTCCGCTTTCAGATTGTTGCTAGTGCCATGCATCGTGGTCGCCTCCGGGTGAAATACGAACCAAACACTAGTGTGTCGATGCCAGGATTGGAGTATAACGTGGCTTTTAGCCGCATCATTGATATAGGTGAAGAATCTGATTTTACGATTGAAGTGGGTTGGGGACAACAGTCCTCTTATCTACAAGTCAACTCGATCAGCTCTAGACCCTTTGGTGTGGCACCCATCACAGCTGTGGATGGTCTAGTCAACGGTGTTATCCAGATCTATCCTGTGACTCAATTAGTGTCGCCTAGCACATCAGGACAAGAGATTTCGATCAATGTCTTTGTGTCAGCTGGTGATGATTTTGAAGTCATGGGTCCTTGGGATGCTAACATTCGAGGTTTAACCTGGATGCAGCCTGAGGCGATCATTCCTGAGTCAATCAACCAACCAACGCAAGATCAATCAACATCGATCGGTCTGGATGTTGGCAATTTTGATCCCCATCACATGGTGTACCACGGAGACCCTATAGTGTCGTGGAGACAATGTCTGAAGAGATACTGTTTCCACTCCACCACAAGTGTCGGAAATGGCGCATTACCAGATTTGAGGAAATTCTTAACCTTATCACTAGCCGCATTCCCGAATTATCGAGGAAGTGACCCAACAGGTCTTGTGGCGACACCAGGTGGTAGAGTAAATTATTCCATGATGACTATTCTAAATTACGTTGTCCCTGCTTACTTAGGTTTCAGGGGTGGCATAAGATGGAAGGTCCATTGGCGACAAAATTCCACTACGGACATGTTTAACGTGTCCAGATCACCAGCGATCAGTTCGCATGCTCTCATAGAGACGCCATCACAACGAGATGAGATGGACTTTTGGGTAGCGAATAGTATCTTTGACGTTTGGAGTGGTTCAATGTTGACATCCGCTCAATACAACCCCATTGCAGAGTTTGAACTGCCTTATTATTCGAACAAGAGATTCTACAATGCTCGGAATGGTAGGATCAATACCGCGTATGAGGGAGACTTTTTCACAACCTCTCTTTATACAACAGGCGGTGGTTCGTTGGAAACAATGAACTACGTTGCCGGGTCGGAAGATTTTTCAACTTTCTTCTTTTTAAATGTACCCGTGTGCTGGAAACAAATTGTTCTTCCAGACAGAATTTAAGTTGACGTTATAGTGGTTCGTAAGTTCCACGAATCGTAGGAGTGACCCCTGCGTTATCAACGATATTGATAGTGAAGTGCTCGTCAGAGCTTGTGACATTAACAAATGTTCTAGGTTTTTCAAGAGTACTTTACTCTGAATTTTTACTAGTTCTTTTGTGTCACAAGTTAAACTGGCGGACCACCAAGGTCGCCGTCG